AGAGTAAAGGACTTTGAAGATGCTGAAGAAGTTGCTCAACAAGTTTTTTCTATCACCCAGCAAGGCGTTTTGCTGCAAGGTGCAGATAATCCTGCACTCGTTGTTTACGCACTTGGTAAGAACCCTGCAAAAGCTAAAGAGTTGGCTGAAATCAAAGACCCCGTAAAGTTTGCCTTTGCGGTAGCAAAACTGGAGAAAGACTTGAAAGTTACAAACCGTAGGCAAGCACCCGCACCCGAAAGAATCATCAGTGGAACTGGTCGTTCATCAGGTGCGGTGGACTCAACACTTGAACGGCTGCGAGCAGATGCAGAGCGTACAGGAAACATGACAAAAGTCATCCAGTACAAAGCGCAAAAACGAGCAGCATCCAAATAAACAAATCAGGAGCTTTTTATGAGTAATTCATTCAGTAAGGAAGAGCGCGTAGCGTTTGAGGACATCCTTGAAGGCTTTAACGATGCTCTAGTTTTGTCCCGCAACGTATCCATCTACAACACAGATGGTTCGATGATGGAACGCACCAACAACGTCATCTATCGTCCACAGCCTTATATCGCACAGTCGTATGATGGCATGGACCAAACCAACAACTTCACCGCATACACACAGCTTTCAGTACCAGCGACACTTGGCTTTCAAAAGTCTGTGCCGTTCATTCTTGATGCTTTGGAATTGCGTGATGCACTGCAAGAAGGTCGCTTGGGTGAAGCTGCAAAGCAGAAGCTGGCATCCGACATCAACATCGCCATCATGAACACTGCCGCAAACCTTGGTTCGTTGGTGGTCACTGTCAGCACAGCCGCTGGTGACTATGACGATATCGCTTTGTGCGACAGCATTATGAACGAACAGGGCGTACAAGCCTTTGATCGTTACTTGGCCTTGTCCAGCCGTGACTACAACGGCATCGCTGGCAATATTGCTGGTGGTACTGGTGGCGCTTCCGTGTCCCGTAGTTTTGCAGGCACTAAGTCCAACACCGCTTTTGAGCGTTCTTTTGTAGGTATGGTCGCAGGCTTTGAGACCTACAAACTTGACTACGCAAACCGCATTTCAGCGGCAACTGGCTCTGACCCAACGATGAGCACTTTGGCTGCGGCACTGAACTACTATGTGCCTGTTGCAACCTCAACTGCGTCAACTGGTGAAACTGCCAACGTGGACAATCGTTTCCAAACGATTACCGTGTCCAGCACTACCGACTTGCCAGCAGGAACTGCCATTGAGATCGAAGGCGTTGAAGCTGTGCATCACATCACCAAGCAAGGTACTGGATTTTCCAAGACTTTCCGTGTAGTGAGCGTGACCACTGCAACCACTTGCGTAATCACACCTCCAATCATTTCCGCACAAGGTGGAACTGATGCGGAGTTGCAGTATCAAAACTGTATCGTGACTGCCGCTTCTGGTCGCACCATCAACCGCTTGAATACCGATGCCGCACCTATCAATTGCTTCTGGCAAAAAGATGCGCTTGAGATTCTGCCTGGTCGTTACGCTGTCCCCTCTGATGCTGGTGTCGCAGTGATGCGTGCCTCGACAGATCAGGGCATCGAATTGGTCATGCAAAAGCAATACGATGTGAACACCATGAAAACCAAGTATCGTTTGGATACCTTGTTTGGCGTGGTCAACAAGCAACCTGAGATGTCCGGCATCCTGTTGTTCAACCAAACACCTTAAGGAGTTATCATGAGTTACAACGTAGTTTTTGCACAAGGTACGGTTACCGTTACCGTGCCAGCAGGCGAGAAAATCGCCGTTCAAGCCTACTCACCAGCAAGTGTGTTTCAAGAAGTTGGCTATCCCAATTTCCCTGAGTCACAAGACTTGTTGCAAGTAGTTGAAAACACCACCTATGTATCTGCCGCATTCACCAATGCCACCAGCGTTACTATTCAAGCTGGTGCATCGGGTGCGCTTTACGCAGTAGGTGTTGCTCCCGTAATCACGGACGATGGCAACTGGCAACTTCAGGGTGCGCCAGCCAACATAACTGACGGTGCATCAATGATCGCCACAGCAGCAGAAGTGCTGACTGGTATCGTTACTGCAACGCCTACGACAACCCGTTCCATCCAACTGCCAACAGGTGCAAACCTTGATTTGGCAACTGAGTGGGCAATTGGTGAGGCATTTGACTTTAGCGTGATTACTTTGGCTGCATTTGCTTTGACCATCACGGTCAACACAGGTGTGACCATTGTGGGTTCTGCCGCAACTGCGGCAACGTCTGGTGCATCTGCACGATTCCGTGTTCGCAAGACTGCGGCAGATACTTTCATTGTTTACCGAGTAGGTTAATTAACCCACAGGCCGGCAGAGATGTTGGCCTGTTTTACATGGAGAGCAAAATGCCAGGACACACAATGAAAATGGGTAAGGGCGACAAAAAAATGTCGGATGTTATTAAAAAAGAAATGAAAGCAGGCAAGCCCCAAAAGCAAGCCGTTGCTATGGCGTATGGCATGATGAAAAAGCCAGCCGCTAAGTCAATGAAAAAGAAATGATTAAATCTGCTGCAATCGTCAAGACCAAGGCTCTTGCCCCGTGGAAAGAGCTGCGGTTGCAAAAGCGTAAACTGAAAAAGTCTCAGGCCGCAGAGCGCAAAGCAACAAAACAAATGCGACCTTCACCAATCGGTAAGCGAGTTGTTGAAGTTGTTGAACCTGTAATGCCTGAAGTGATTGAAACGCCTGAAGTTGTTGAAACTGAAGACACCCCACCGACCCGTGAGGAAATGTTGCAACAGGCTGAAGCGATTGGCTTGAAGGTTGACAAACGCTGGTCAGATGCGACACTGCTTAAACACATTGAGGAATCAGCATGGGCTACACAAAACGACAATTCATAAGTGCCGCCTTTGAGGAAATCGGACTTGCGTCTTATGTTTTTGACTTGCAGCCTGAACAGCTTGAATCTGCTTTGCGCCGACTTGATGCAATGATGGCAGACTGGAACGCCAAGGGCATCCGCTTGGGTTACCCTTTGCCATCCAGCCCACAGGACAGCGACCTTGATGAAGAAACTCTAGTGCCTGACTCGGCTTATGAAGCCATCATTTGCAGTCTAGGTATCAGACTTGCGCCAAGTTATGGCAAGCAAGTGATGATTGAGACCAAGACCACGGCAAAGCAGGGTTATGACATCCTGTTGCAAAGAGCCACATTCCCGCTTGAACAGCAACTGCCTGCAACAACGCCTGCTGGCGCTGGCAACAAGCCTTGGAGGGTCTACGATAATCCGTATGTACGCCCACCCTATTTTCCTGTGGATGCTGGCCCTGATGGGCCTCTCGAATATAACTAAGGACAATCATGCCAACGATCAATCAACTGCCAGTACTCAGCACCATTTCCAGCGGAGATCAGTTACCTGTTTACTCGCCTAACAATGGGGACGCAAGACGCACATCAATCGGCAGTTTGTTGACTTTCTTTCAGCAAAGTTTTGCATCGCCCACACTGGCAGTCAATCTTTATGTGCCTGGCTCTGGCTTCAACATTACCGTACCAACACCTGTAAGCAATGACCAATGGATGCTTTTGCAACCCGCTGGAACGTTGGCAACGGGCACGATCACTTTGCCTCTGAACACGGGTGTTCCTGATGGCACATCGGTATTAATTACCACCACTCAAGAAATTACCTCTTTGACTATTGCTTTGAATGGTGCTACTGCCATTTATGGTGGTGTGACGTTTTTAGGTGCAGGGACTGCAACAGCAATTCGCTTTTATCAACC